TATAGCTTTATTGTTGCTAGTATACGAACTTGATTAGACGTAAGTTTTCTCATGATAGTATCCTTCAAACTGGGGAGGCTCTGCACCTCCCCTTTTTTGTTAAGGTTGCATGTGTTTTTCAGTAAGGTTTTCAATAACTAAATCCATTAGAACCTCCATTGGAACATTAGTTGTTTTGATACCTACTTCATCACAATAGTTTAGTAGCTCGAGGCAAGGCATTGCGTTTACCTTGTCCTCGATTTGTTCAAGTATGATATCATTAATTGGATGTGACATCATCACTACCATAATGAATAGTTCTACCATCTGTTTCTTCTTCGTTTGGTAGATTCAATTCGTTGCGCATGTCATCTACAAAGTTGAACTTATCAACTACACACTTCAATGATTTGTATATGCCCTTCAAATCATAGCGTGTATCCCATGATGGGAAGCGTTGTTCATCTTCATGCAATGACTCATAGAATAGCATGTCTGCTCTGAGTCTTTCTTCAAGTGTTACCATTTGTTTTCCTCGTACTGTTTTCATTAGAATAGTTCCTTCTGTTGTGGCTCATCGCCTAGTGATTGTTTTATGC